CTGTCAGCCATTCTCGACAGGTATGTGTTGGAGATTGCGTCCCTAACTTCGTTACGAGCCACCACTTCTTCACGAGTAACGGCTTCGCTACCGCTCGCTACCACAGGGCCGAGCATATCGCTAATAACGGACTTCCAGTTGTTGAAGGTGCTAAGGAGAAACTCGTTGTCGTGAGGCACGAATTGGACAGGAGGAACATCGTTTCCATTCTGGTCTACGTTGTCAATCGGAAGTGTACCGCTATTCCTCCAAGCCTCGCCGTGGTTGACTGTGGCATCGGAACGAGTGATAAAGTTAGCATCGGAACTTGCGGCAGTCCTAATCTGGATTTTGGTTCCTGCCAGTGCCAGAGCTTTCAGTACACTCTGTGTTTGGTAGTACAAACCACGATAGTGATAACGCTTGTCGGACAGTTCAATGCGTTCTCCGACAAATCTTACGACTGGGATTCTGTCTAAACCAGTAAGATTGAATGTTTGAGGTTTTTCAAAATCGTCGTCGTAGATGTCGAGTACATAAACACCAGTCTTTTTGTCCTTGTGATAGTGCGAGACTTTCACTCGTTCGGCATTAGAGTCAAATTCTACATAGGTGTGGAGGAAACTGCAAGCCATCTTCGTAGCCGCTTCGTCATCGTCCCTTTCGAGAGACAAGGGAACTACTTCGAAAACAACCACATCCGTGGAATCTCTAAGTGTGGGGTCGTCACCATTGAACATCACATAACGAGCGTCAATCGGTTTCACGAAAGGCTTGGAACCATTCATACCAACACCAAGAAACGAGTAACCATCGTTCAGGACATCGTTGTACTGTTCAGTAAAAGCTGAATCGAGTCTGGCGTTGATGCCGACTTCCGATAGCGTGTCGTCCTGTGGTCGGTACGGGGCACTACTCAGTTTGCTCACTTGAAGGGTGATGTAAGTCTTTACATAGTTCACAATCACGAGGGGGTCGTTCGTAATCATAGCCCATTCGGAGTATTCCTTATCATCACCGAGATTGCCAGCGGCAATACTGCGTGAGATTTCAAGGGCCGTGCGGTCTAGTTCTTTATAAGCGAGTCGAGGTTTGAACTTTTCTAAAACCTGTCTCAAGTTGTACTTGGGCATACCAGATACTTCTCCATAAGTTTAGTCTTGACGAGTTCCTCGTCCTCGGAGCGTAGTTCCGGTTCTAACCCAGTGCTGTTGTTAATCTTGTCCATCAAGGCCATAGCCTTGACTTGAACTCCGCTCTTAGTTCGGGAGTCGTCGATGGTCTCCTGCAAGATTTCGAGAATCTCCTTTGCAGGTAGAGCAGAGAGCTGGTAGATAAGAGTGCAAGCCGAGACCCTCACAGCACTGGGCGTGTCTTGGTTCTTGGCTATCCCTACCAACAGTTCAGTGTTCTTACCATCAAGCATACTTACAATATACTTTATTCATTAGTCTTGTGCAAACGGAATAGAACTAATTCGTTCAAGTTTCTCATTGCCGCCCTCAGTTGTGGATTTATAAATTACCACTTTGTCCTTGTACAGTTCAAATCTAAGGAAGAATAGTTCAAGTCTGATATGTTGGTCGGCAGCGTCGAGAGTCTTCCCCTTGGCGTTCTTCGTCACAGACTGGCAATTAAAGTTTCCTTGCAGGGTTCTGATTAAGTCGTTTACTGAATAGTTTCCAGAGAGTTTCATACTGAATTTCCTATGGGTAATAAAAAACCCACCGACGAGGAACACTCGCCGATGGGAACTTAACAACCTAATACCACGGAGTATTAGTCATCGTCAGTTTCTTCAGGGTTTTCAATCAAGTCCTCACCACTGTAAAACTTGACACCGTCTTCTTCCTTGTTCACTGCGACTTCCAAGAACACCAACTTACCGTAGGCACTAACCTTCCTGTATGGAGCGAATGTCTCAGTACCGTCAGGGAGTTTGGACTTACCAGTGTAACAGATGTCAAGAACACTCTTGTCATCGGAGACCTTGATGCGGATAATGTTGGAGTATTTGCCGTCCTTGGACTTCTCCAGCATAATCTTGAAAGGTGTTTCCCAGAGTGCTCCACCTTCTCCATCGTCAGTTATAAGAGATTCGAGGTTGGGGACATCCTTGAACACTTGGGCCATCTTGGACTTTTCATTATAGGAAAGAGTCATCCAAGATGTCCACTTGCGGACAACGACATCTTCGCCCTCAGTGTTCTTCACACGACCAGCGAGAAGGAATCGGACAGATGGAACAGGGTCTGTGGTCTTGCTGAACTTACTCGGAGGCAGGGAGGCCACCTGATAAGAAATGATGCAAGCGGACACATACTCGTCCACAGGGAAGTTGAGAAATTCGCTACGATTAGCGAGGGGGGATTGCTTGTTTGCTGCCATTTTATGCTCCTTTTGAGTTATGCTAGGCGTTCAAGTGATTTTCCATTACATAAACATAGTAGAAAAATCTACTTTGTTTTCACTACATTTTGAGAAGTTTCCTCAAAAATCTTGATTCTATCATCGATAACTTCCACGAGAGAGTCAAAGAGGCTCTTCTGCTTGCGGAGTTTCCGAACCATATTGTACCCACCGATGATAACGTCAGTGGTGAGAAGAATCTTGCCGATGGCTTCGGAACTTTTCTGGAGTTTGTTGCGTTCCACATAGAGTCTCTTTGCAAGAGATTGGGCCTTTTTGGAAGTGTTTACTTTTTTCATTTTATTTTATTCCTTTTTTTTTGGTTGAGGGTTGAAAAAAAAAATGGGCACTGGAGGTGGTTATTGGATTGTATCACAACCCAGTGCCCGCCGCAGTTGGGAAAGACTGCGGTTACTTGCGATGGTTCATAACTCTACGAATGAAGGCTCTCACTTCGGGAGGGTATTGATTAATAACTCGATTCTTTTCCTTCCATTTGGAGTAAAGGGTAACGAGTGTCACCACACCTAGCAGTTCGACATAGAGAATCAAAAACCAGTACATGAGACAGAGGCAAGACCAGTACCAAGGCCAAGCGGTCAATTCCCATTTGGCAAACTGACCGACTCCGACGAGGTGAAGTATCACCGCCACAAGAGTCCAGATGAGTATAACAAAGGAGAAATATCCGATTTTCACTGGTCTTGCCCCTATACACTGTACTTCACGTAACGAGTTCCAGCACCCTGTTTCAAGCACTTCTCGTATACATCAGGGTACAGGTTCTGGAGTTTTGCCTTATCCACAGTGACCGAACCCTTGCGTTCCACCCAAGTGGCGAAGGTTCGACCCTTGTGCAAGAGCTTGGAGGCATCCACCATACGGAAGCTCAGGGAGTTCTTGAATGCTGCAAACTCTTCTTCTGCCTTTTCATAGGCTTCCTTGAGTCTTGCATAAGTGGCAACGGTCTCGTCATCCACTTCCTGCGGTTCACCAGTGTGGCCAGTCTCGCCAGCCATTGCAGCAATAGCATCCTTGTCTACTGCGAAGAAGCCCAACTCAGCAGGGGGAGTCTTATTCTGGATACACTCCCATACAGTGAGGCAACGTTCCTTCATCTTTTTCACGAAAGCAGGATTGTAATCCACTTCCTTCTCGAAGTACTGATGACCACGGATAAGCACTGCGAAGTACGCCTTGCGAATTCCAGTGACATACATCTGCCACTGAACCTGTGCGTAGTAGCGGTCTGGAATTGGATTCCACTTCGCTTCACTCTGTCCTGTCTTGCACTCGATGATGCAGGGGCGACCTTCTTCATCGTAGCACTGGGCATCGAGAGAACACTTGGCCCAATCATCCTGATAGAGCCTTCCACAAGTTACGTGTTTGAAGTTCGGGTGTGTCTCCATAAACTTGCGAACGAGTAAGTCTTCAATCCGATGACCCCACTCCAGATAACCGTCAGAGTCAGACTGGTCTGCTTCAATCAGCCCCAACTTCAAGGAGTAAACTGTGAGCGGAGAGGAGTACTTGTCTGGAAACATAATACTTGCGGCTTCGGTAGCAGTGATGCCCTGCTTACGCCAAGCCACCCACTCGTCCGTACCCTGTTTTGGAGCGTTCCTGACTACGTACTTGAAGTCCATATCCTGAGCGAGAATCACATCGCAAGGGCGGAGTGCCTCACGGTTGTCATCCCTACCAAAGCAGCAGGGTTTCATATCGAGTTTTTCATTCATCTTTACATTCCTTTACTTCAGTTTCATTGTCCTTCGTAGACCTGTCAAGTTCGTCGACGAGGTCTCTGATTGTCCGTTCCAACTTGTATGTTTGACGGCGGAGCTCGTCTATTGTTTTGTTGGATACACCCTTCCCCATTACGAGACTGCGATACTCGCTTAGGGTGATAGTGACAGTCAGCTCACGAGGTGCCACGAAGTTATCTGATTCTCCGTAGCCCTTGAGTTTCTTTTCGAGAACTTGTGTATCGTTACTAGTGCACATTGTCAACCTCCTTTTCATCTTTCTCGGTAATGCCCAGAGGGATATTCTCCACGAAAGTAAGCTGGTCTACTCCCACGATGCGGTAGATGTTTTCAGAAAAAGGTAAGACACGGACACGGCAGTCAATGTGCTGGTCAGCGTTCTCGCCAAGAAAGGACTCTTTAATACCGACCAAAGTACCCACACCCTGTGACACGCCATCATTGTAGTAGACCTTCGGACAGGCGTGTTCTTGCACGACTTTCGCATTGTCGAAGTGGAGAGTGTCACCACAGGCAGGACAGAACACCCTGTACTTGACGGAGCCATCGGAGCTAAAGAGAATCGCTTCGAGGAAGCCGTAGTACCTGAAAGGAGTTTCTTCGTTCGTCGGGGTGTCCCAAGCGACCACGAGGCGAGCACCTGCAACGGCACCGATTTCATCGATAGTGGTGTATTTGATAGCGTCCTTGTAGAGAGAGTTTGCTCTGATATTTTTGGGGAAGTTGAGGTTGATTCTCATAAGAATTTACTCCTGTTGAGTGTTGTTTAGTTTGTTTTGAATTTCGTTCCACTCGTCATAGACAAGTTTCACTTTGAGGAAGGTCTCGGCATCGCCACCCTTGTCGGGGTGATTGCGGAGTGCCCAAGCCTTCCACTCCTTGCGGACATCTGCTTGCATTGAGAGTCCATCAAGCAGTTCCCTTATCTTGAAGTCCACAGTCTTGTCGTTCGAGAGAGCGGCAGTGATGTTGTTCAAGAGGGCTTCGTTGTCCGTGCATACTCGGAGTATGTCCGAGCCGAGAATGCACTCACCGAAGAAAGTTTCTTCCAGTCGTTTCCAACTGAAATAGCTCAGTATGTGTTCTTGCCCAGTGGCCACAAGCCTACGCCACCAGAGCACGAGACTGATTTGAGAGGTCTTGTACTTGCGTTCGGCCAGACCAATTAGCAAACTCACGAAGGGTGCGGACTGCTGTGTGCTGAGTTCCAACATTGCAAAGTGCGGGAGTTCACCACGCCATAGCTTCTGCAACTTAAAGACCCTAGCAGTATTGGTAGCGGTCTGTTCCAGCTGCTTCCAGCGTGGTTTCAACTTCCGTATCTGCTCGGGATTGATTCGCAGCATCTGGTCAAGTCGACAGAAGAGGTCGTCTATTTCCCAGTTCTCCATCACTTCTTTTCCTCGTAAGCGATGTTGCGAAGTAAGTCCTGATACTTCTGGAGTTCGTCAAACATCGTCTTGAATCGCTTGTCAATGGATTTGATGTAGTCATAAGTCTTGCCCGACTTGCGAGCCTCGTACTTCTTCACCAGCTCTTCACCGACAATCACTCGACCCTGAACCCAGAGGATTCTGAACAAGGGTTGATCCCTGTCGAATAGTGGGAACCGTTTTTTTAGCCTACTGTTAGTCATCGATGACAAGTGTTGGAACCCGAGTGCGGCAGGGTGCCCGTGGGCCATATAACCTTCACGCACTACATCGCACGCAACGAGGTCAGTCGCACGCCGTTCCATCAGGGCCAAAGTCTGATTCAAGTCTTCGGTAGTACGGACACTCAGAACACTCTGAATAGCAATCGCATCCTTCACCTGGGAAGGTACAAACTCCGAGTCTTGTGACTCCTTCTTCAATACTGTTTTGGTCATAGTTCACTCCGTGTAAGTGTTTATTAAGTTTTGATTGTGGCATGGTTTACCGCTTTATTTATATAGTAGGTTGGATGATTCAAAATAAACCGCATAAAAAAAAAAAATCCATCGTAAAAATGCATCGTTCCTCTATACTAGTTTTTTATTTATTTGAGAATTTTTTTTTTAATTTTTTTTCACGTGAAAAATAGTATAATGAAACGATGCATTTTTTTTAAGTCCTCCCAGTTAAGAACTCGAAACCAGTAGGTGTACTCATGTTGAAGCCGTTGTTAGCCCTTTCGCTATAATATAAGCACAGTCATGGTCGTGCTGTAAATCATCCATGCATACGCCTTTTAATAGTGTTTCATGTCCACCTTCTAATTTTCCACAACAATACGGACAAGTCCACTCATAGGCACCATTTGGATTATCATAAAATTGCACACTACCAGAAAGCACCTCTTTAACTAAAAGCTGCACTTCACGATTTTCGTCATGTATAAGTCCTCCAATGGGGCTTGAGTTTGTTGTTCGGTGTTCTTTTTTTTTACAATAAGGGCAAAGGCAAATGTCCATCTTACTTCCTCCGATTATTCCATTTATTCGCCAGTTCGTCAGCGTCTTTTTTCGTGAATCTGCTACTACTTTCGTTTGACCAGCAAACAAATTTTGAACAGCCCTCGAGCCATCCCCATGACGATCCGTCACAATTCGGATGATTGTTAGTGTGTACGCTTATCTTATCGAGCTGTCCATAAATTTCAGTACCGTCACAATCTACTCCCAATAAAGTTTTTTCGTTCATAACTGCAACTGGTTCATCAGTAACTGTTTTTCGTTCGGAGTCACTCATCTTCCTGATTTCTCTATCAAGTTGTCGGAAGTGAACGTCAAAAAGCAGTTCTTGTTCTGCCTCAAAACATTCCGCTTCCGTTGGTTCAGTAAAAAAAGGCATCTCATTCAGTCCTCTGCAACTGGTTCATCAGTAACTGCTTTTCATTCGGAGTCAGTCGACTGATAGACTGGGCAATCTTGGCTACACTACCAACATTATCACGTGTATTAAAGAATGCGGCAAGGGAACCAGACACCAGAACACACTGACGCTTCACCTTGTTATGTTCAATTCCGAGCATACGACTGACAGCATTGACAGTGACCTTCGGCACGGAGAGAGTCGCACGAGTCTGGGCCTCCACAATCTTGACGATTTCTTCCTTGACCTCAGGGGTGAGGTCGTTGGTGAAGAACTCAGTTCGGACTGGGTAGAGTTTCTTGCACGCAGTGGGTTCACTACTAGGAACGTCTGCTATGGCACGAGGCTCCACAGGTTCAGGGGAAGGGTTTGTGTTAGGAATAGGTGCGGACTGGATAGGTTTGTTATAGTTCATAAAAAACTCCTTGTGATGTTTGATGTAATATAGTAGGTTTAAGTGTGGTTTATTCACTACACAATTTACTACTATATGATTATGAAACGACTTGATTATTACGCAATAGTGAAAAAGCAGCACGAGGACTTTCGTCGGACACCCCAGTGGCAGGTGTTTAGAAAGTATGTCCTTGCATCCCGTAACCAAACTTGCGAGTTCTGCGGCAAGCATTACAGTAGGGTTCACAACTTAGATGTGCATCATAAGTTTAGAACTAACTACACGAACCTAGAACCCTCTAGGTTTATGCTGCTATGTAAGACTTGCCACCAGTTCCTACACAAGAAGTCGGGGACTCCGCTGCTCGGTCAGTACACAGAACAGGTTGATGACTAGACTCCCATCATCTTGATGACAGCCACTAATAGTAAGAACAGTAACGTACCACAACCACCAATAAAACTACCACAACCCATTGTCGGTTTCCTCCAATACATCTAGGTTGTCCCAGCATTCTGGGCAGATGCCAGTGATAAGGAACTCACGGTCATCAGGACTTGCGTCAGGCATAGCGTCCAGAACATTGGCACCAGCTTGGTACTTGCGGTACAGTTCCTCGTCGAACTCTTTCTGACGATCCGTCCCGCAGAAGGGACACTTGCGTATGAGTGTAATCTTAACCATTGGATTCCTCCTTCTTGTTGGACTTACCAGTCTGCTTATCAATGGCCT